TTTTGGTGAATATTCTGGCTGATGCTGTTGTTAGTCCGCCAGTGCTGTTTACTGCCAAAGCCATCACGCTACTGCCACCCCCGGCCTGACCCACACCTGTAAGGGAGTAATTCCCATTGCCCATTGCATTAGAATAGGTAATTGTGTAATCGCCTGTCCCGTTGTCCGTGTTTCCACTTACATTAAAGCTGTCACCTATTGGAATACCTGACGAAGAACCAACAAAGTTTACCCACGCCTTCGCCAGACCCTGCTGCAAATTCGTTGTGGTCGAGTTGCCCTCGCCAGTCACCGCAATAGAGCCAGCCGTGGTTACCCCTGTGATTGTATCGACTTTGAGTATGCTTGCCATTATGCGAGGTCTCCCAATGCAACTGCGGAATTATGAGTCCAATCTACCTGTGCATCTGTGTCTGCACGAACTGTGTTCACATCCATAATGCTTGTAGTATTTGAACCTCTAGAACCCATCAATGACACAGTACGATTAGAAGTAGCACCATCTCCAATACAAGAACCTATAAGCGCAAAATCTGCATCTGACATAGCATTGGTCATAGATATTCTAAACTGACCAGTGCCGTTGTCCGTGATTGTACTGGTATTAAAACTTTTACGAGCAGCCGGAGTGCTAGTGCCATTAAAGTTAATAAACGCCTTCGCCGCACTCTGCTTCGTAAGTGCTACCGGCCCCGTACCCGCCTTATCCGCAATCGTGTCTACATTCAATACGCTGGTCATACGATGCTCCAATACCCGTTAACAGTGACGGTGGCACTCTGCGTAATCGGCCCAGCCGACACACCGTTCTCGTCGCTGTCAATCGTGATGTCTGCGCTGATGGTCTGACCGTTCAAGCGGATAATCGAGTTGTTACCCTTAAACGGGTAGCGTGTGTCGCTTTCCGTCTTGGTATACGAGTTTGCCACAGAGAAGGTATCGTAGATGACCATCTCTACCACGTCGTTCAGAGATGCCCCTGTGACCAAGACAACCGTCGTGCCGGTGGTGGCTGTGTAGTCCGTACCGGGCTTCAAGAGAACACCGTTTTGGTACACGTCCATGTACAGGCTGTCCTGATACGTCAAGACCTTACTGTCGGCATCACTGCCACTAAACGAGGTCTGCCCCGCAGTCGCCTGATATACGAAGCGGTTGCGGAAACCTACTGCGGGGGATTTACCTATATATGGCATTATGCGAGGTCTCCGTGCGTTACAATCATAACTGTATCTGAATCAGCATTTGCTCTGTCGCTGTGTTGAATGTTGAAAACTCTTGCAAATGAGGTTGTATTGTCTCCTTCAAACGTGGATGCAAAAGTGTCATTAGCACGAGATGTGCTTGTTAAAGCGTAATCATTATTCCCGTAGTTTGAACTAAAATTAACATTATAATTTCCTGTGCTGTTATCAGTGAAACTAGCCACATTTAAACTGTCTCTAGCAGTTAATGTTCCCGTACTATCAAAGTTCACCCACTGTTTTGCCAGACCTTGAACAAGGTTAGTGGTTGCCGAGCCGCCCTCCGACCCGACAACCGTACCTTTTGTGAGATTGGTCAGCGCCATCTCTTACTCCCTATGCGTAAGGGCTATCGCCAAGTATAGACGTATCCCAAGCTGCCTTCAGCTTTGCAATTGTGTCTGCGTCTGTGATTGCAGATGCAGCGGGTGCATCACGCAGTGCCTTCTTCTTGGTTACGGATGCTGCCTTTGCGTCGGCATCGTCAGCCTCAAGTGCCTTCATGTATACTACATCTTCTGCCTCAAGCAGCGGCGCACGCACTTCACGGATTTTGTCCTTGAAGATTACTTTGGCTGCATCCATGTCTTCAGAGATGACTTTGCCACTTAATGACCATGCATTGCGGAAATGACGGTCAGAAGGAACGGTAGCCGAAGCGGCATCAATCTGATTCCCGTCCTTATCTACTATGTATGTTGTTGCCATTAGGTTTCTCCTTCTAGGCTGCTAAATCTGTGACGCTAAGTTCTTCAGTAATCTTCCAAGCATTGCGCCACTCTCGTGTGCCGGGAAGCTGTTCTTTGCGGCAGATCACCATCTTTGGTTTGTTGCCCTCGTTCCATACCCGCCATACGGACTGCGGTACGTCTTTCATAATCAGGTACTCAATCGCCTGTTCTTCCGTCATCGCATCGACAGGCTTGGTGTTGTGCAACAGATAGCCACGAGTGTGCTTTGTAAAGCCCTCTTCAGCTTCGTCCTTTGCCAACTCCCAGTACACTTCTACCGGCGGCAGGATGCCGCCCTGCAATGCACACGCCATCCAATTAGGGTCAGGCACCAATATCTTGGCGCACTCGTCTAGGCTGTCTTCGTACACGACACGGTAATCTGACTGCACACCCTCAAGGTTCTCTTTGGCCCAGCAGAGCCTGTCCCATAGGTGTGTGCCTTGAAACTCTGGGGTCACTGTCATGCGAGGTCTCCAAATACAGTACCGTTGCTATTAGACAAGTCGGCGTTAGTGCGGTTTGTGCTGCTGTCAACGTAATACGTTTCGCATTTTACTGAACCTGTTGCATAGCTTGCATTGTTGTCCTGCGGCTCATGGTGCAATCCAGAAGATGTGCTGCTAGGTATCTGTGCGGCTGTGCCTTGAAAGCAGTAATTGATGTTATTCATGTTTGATGTAAAATTATAAGTATAGATGCCTGAACCACCGTCAGTCACGCTGCTTTCATTCAGTGAGTCCAAAGCCGCCGGTGTTCCAGCATCACCGTCAAGGTTAATCCACATCTTTGCACTACCCTCAACAACAAAATTCGTAGCCAGCGAACCCGCAGTCGAGTGCGTCAAGGTATCTGCTTTGAGTGTACCGAAACTAGTCATTATGCGAGGTCTCCGTGCATTGCGCTTTGAACATGGGTGGTGTCACCAAGTGAAGACCCATCATAAATCTGTATGTTGGAATTGCTGGTGTTTATGCCGGGAGTCCCGTCACCAGAACCTCCAAAGTGCCTGTTACCACCTGCCATACACGCCCCATAAAATGAATAGTTATCACTACTCATATTGTTAGTGTAATTCATATCGTAACTGCCAGTTCCTCTGTCTGTAGCGGAACTGCCATTGAAGCTGTCGGCAAAAGTTGTGCCAGAGCCATCGTAATGAAACCAGCCTTTAGCCAGCCCCTGCTGCAAGTTTGTGGTCGTCGAGTTGCCTTCACCCGTGACTGCAATAGAGCCAGCAGTGCTAGTACCTGTCAGCGTGTTTACAAGAATGGTACTCATGCGAGGTCTCCTGTGACTAGGCCATTCATACGAGTATCATCAGTTGCACTGCCGGACGCATTAAAAGCACCAATGTTTGCAAGAACAGTTGTCACTGTGTCATCTGTAATGCCAACATTACCGCCCATACCAACATGAGTATAATTTGCATTGCCCATAGCGTTTGTGAAATTGTAGTGATAATCCCCTGTCCCATCATCCGTCAGTGATGCTACGTTAAAGCTGTCATTTATACTTGTTCCTGCATTGAAGCGTATACGGGCTTTGGTAGCCTCTTGCTTCGTCAGCGTAGCCGCACCGCCGCTGGTGCTTTGAATGGTATCTGCTTTCAGCGTACTCATAGCGTCACCAATGTCCCGCCGCTTTCAACGGTCAGGGTCACGCCACTGGCTACAGTGAACGGCCCAGTCACGTTTGCGTTTTCGGTTGCAAGGATGGTTGTGTTCGCCGTCAGCGACTGTGCGTTGGTGCGGAAGATACCCCCGCCCTTGAAGTTGCCCTTATTCTCTGCGGGTGGCACAATCGTACCCGCTTGCGGTGCAAGGTAATTTACAAAGATATTGCCTGTGCCACTCGACGGGGCAGCAGTGAAGGTGAGTGTCGTGCCGTCAGGGATTGTGTAAGCAGAGGTATCCTGCACCACGCCGTCCACCGATACCAGCACGTCTTGCACAGAAGAGACTGTGGTGGTCAGGGTAAACGTAGTGTCACTGCCGTCACCGTTGAAACGCTGGACAGCTTTCGTGGCTTGATATTCGCCCGGAACTTTTTGACCTATGTATGGCATCTGTTATTCCTTACGTGCTGATTGCGTCAACTACAGAGACCCAAACATCTGCACTGCTTGCGGTATCACTCTGTACGTTAAGTATATCGCCGGATTGCATTACAATCTTTGCACCACCATCCAAGACCTGCAGGGCTGAACCTACTGGAATCGGGGCATCTTTGATGATGTAGTAGTCATCAGTGGCACCTGCACCAGTGATGTACACATCCATTAAGATTTGGCTAGTTGTAACATTAGCGATATTGATACCAACGATTGCGTCATCGGAGTTTGCGGTGCGTAGAACGACCTCGCTTGTTCCGACGTTACGTGCAATGTTTCTTTCAAAATCCTGTGCCATTACCTCTCCTTCATCACTGTATTATACAGCAATAATATTATCTAGTCAAGTCAAAGCGCAATCGCCATCGCGACTGCAAAACCGGCAGTAGCCGCACCGATGTCAGTTGCAACCTCCGATGCGGACCTACCCTCGATAGACGTGCCGTTGACACGCAAGAAGTCGTCGTCAGCAACACCGCTGGTAAACACAGCCACGTTGCCATTGCTGATACCTGTGTCGGTGACTGCCGCAGTGCCGAGTCCGATGTCAGAGCGAACCTCCGATGCGGAGCGGCTCTCTAGGCCGTTGGCTGTGAAACGAGCAAACTCGTCGTCCGCCACAGACGAACTGTCGATCTTGACCGCGTTGGTGTTAGAGATGCCAAATGTCAGAGATGCCTGTCCGCCGATATCAGATAACACCTCTGATGCAGAACGTCCCTCAATCGACGTGCCATCAATACGAAGGAAATCGTTGTCGGCAGCACCACTCGTGAACACTGCTACGTTGCCGTTGCTGATGCCTGTCGCAGCAACCGCTGCAGTGCCAAGCCCAAGAGTCGTACGCTGTGCTGCCGCGTCGGCGTCGTCGAGCAGTGCCTTACCTGCCGCTGTCAGATCGTATGTCGCTGCACTACCAGAGCCGGTAAACTGGATGCCCTTGTCAGCAGCAGATGTCAGGCCAGCAAGTGCCTGTAAGTCTGCGTCTAGACGTGCGTTTGCAACGGTGCCGGACAACTGACTGGCATCGATAGTTTTGTTGGTGAGTGTTTGAGAGCCGGACAGCGTAGCTACAGTGCTGTCGATTGCAACAGTCAGGGTGTTACTAGAGCCGGATGTATCGATGCCGGTGCCGCCAGCAATGTCGAGAGTTTCGCTGTCGAGGTCGATGCTAAGTGCGCCGCCGCTGTCACCCTGAAAGTCGAGATCGGACGCAGTCAGTTGCGCGTCTACGTACGCCTTGATGGCTTTAGCCGATGCAAGGGTGGTGTCCGTGCCAGCAACACTCGACAGGTCCGTGTCAAGGACTCCCGACTTGAGGTTGTCTACTTCGAGGTTCGACACTGTGTTGTTGTCAGCATCGAGTGTTTTGTTTGTCAGGGTCTTTGTGGTTGCGGCGAGATACGTGTCGAAGGTGTCGACCGTGGTCTGGCGCATCGTGCCAGCGTCGTTGGTTACGATACCGTCGCTACCTGCTACGGCTGTCGTACCCGCAGACGTACCGCCGTCCATCAAGTTGAGTTCTGCGGCAGTGGCAGTTACATCCGTGCCACCGATGTCGAGGGTTGTCATCGACACTTCGCCAGCGACAGTCAGGACGCCCGATGCGAGGGTCATCAGGTCTGTGTCGTCAGTGTGCCCGATAGTTGTGCCGTTGATGTTGACGTTGTCGATGACAGCCTGTGTGATTGCGCTGTTCGTGCCGAGCGTTGCACCGTCGATAGAACCGCCATCGATGTTGGCTGTGTCCGCAGCCAAGCTGTCGATGTTGGCAGTGCCGTTTATGTGCAGGTCTTTGAACTGCTTGCTCGACGAACCGAGATCGATGTCGTTGTCGGTTGTTGGCTCAATTACGCCGTCCTTGACGACAAACTGTTCTGTGGACGTACCCGATACGTCAATACTAACTTCGATCTGATTGTTGGGGTTGTCAACAACAACCTTGTTCTTCGGTGTAGTTTCGCCCGGATCACCGATAAGCCCGATGACCGGACCCTCTGCTGCCGTGCCGTCGTGCTTGTGGCCGGTCGAGTTGTTGAACGCAGCAAGAACCTGATCGAATTCGTTGTTACTGTGTGCGGCGGTGATAGTATCGCCGTCAGAGTAAGACGACTGTCTAGTGTAACCTGCCATGTGTTATCTCCTCCCTCCCGGAGTAAATTCTAATTGGTAGCCCTTGACTGATATGGGGGCTGCGCCTTGTGTGTCGTCCAAGCGTACAGCTACTGTAAATCCGCCACCCTCAACACTCTGTCGTACGAGCGGTGTGCCCGATGATCCGTACACTGCAGTGCCGTATGTTGATGCGGCCAAACCGTAGAGTGCGATTGCTGATCCAGTGGTTAGATCGTATTCTGCTGGCTGGGGCACATCCGCTGAACTAAAGTCGTAACGAATACGAAATTTGGAATTGACTGCGCCGTCATTGTCATAGTTCCAGATGATGCGCTGCATCAGTTTGCGAATACCAGCATCACCCATCGTGTAGTCGGGGGAGCGGTAAATGGCGCTTATGTTTGTGCCGTCAAAAGTGTTACCCGATTCTTGTTTATGAATGTAACCGTCGTATCCACCGTGCAGGATTGTCTCGACTCCGCTGATAAATCCAGAAGCAGCGCAAGCAGGTTTAACGCCTTTGATGTCTGCATACTCCCAGCCTATGCCACCCTCAACGCCCGACTTGATAACTCCTATGATACCAAGAGCCGCCGATGCTGCCTGTGTGTCTGTGGGAAAAAACAAACGATACTGCGTCTTTCCTCGTATAACCAGAGAGGACATTCTTTCCGTAGACACGTTGTCAAGACGGGGCTGTATCTGCTTCGACACAGTGCCAAGTTCAACGTCGCCAATCTTCTCTGTACCGGCAACCGTACGCAAACCGTCAGGTGCAAGAAAGACAATATCACCCGATATCTCTTGGATGCTGAAGCCGTCTACACAACCAATCTTTCGTGTGACTGGTACAACTGCAAAGTCGGACAGGCTCGAACCTGTAATCTTGAAGATCGAGTCTTCGCAGAAAACAAAGAGGCTTTCACGGAAGACCTTGATGCCCTTGATGATGCCGTCAACCTTGATTGACCCTGCGCCGCTACCGCCCGTGAAATCATCCTCGTCAAACGGTACACTGAAGATAAGTTCCTGTGGACTTGCAGACATGCCTGCGTAGAACACGTGGCTTCGGAATACTTCCACAAACGCGGGGTCTGCTGGTCTGCCACTGGCACTTACGTCAGTGATACTGCTGTTGTCAAAAACGGATGCAAGGTTTGCACCGTCGACAAACACAACCTTGTCTGTGCCGTTGAAGTTGAAGTTGACGAAATTGTATCTTCCGGCACTTGTACGGCCTGAATCTATCTCTGTCCACGACCCGGTTGCGCCACCCTTGAATACCTTTTCACCACGTGCAGCAAGAACCTGATCTTTGTAGATGTGTACACCAAGAATCTTTTCGGTAGATGCGCTAGTCTGGGGTACAATGTTCGAGTTGAACTTGGCGAAACCGTTGATCCGACGATATCCGCCGTTAATGTCCGGCTCAAAGTTTTGCAACTGGGTTGCCGCTCCCGGTGGGAGGGTGAAGGCATCCTTGTCGAGCATCAAGCCGCCGCCTAGCTTCACAACAAACGGACTAAGTAGTGAAGTATCTGGCATCAGACAGCCCTCATGTAATCCTTACGGTTGATCAGTTCGACACGCAAGCGAAGCAGTCCCTCTTTGTAGTCTCGTTCAGCAAGCTGCGCAAACTGGACATCAGAGCGAAGCATGTGGGTGTAGTAACGAGCGCGGTTGACGATGACATCGTGAAAGCGTTCAGGTATGACAGATACGTCAGTATTGTTGACCAAATCTGACGTGGTCTGATAGTAATAGTATCGTATGGTGTACGTAGACTTGTCAGGCACCGGAGACAGACCAATCTTTTGATCCGGTGTCTTGTAAACAAACTCCGGTAAGGCCCGCGAACCCGTGTCTGGATTCGTGTCTGCCTCGTTGCGACGGTCAAGATACTCGTTGAACGACAGGTACTTCAGTTGTTTTTCCGCCGTGGATGCGGACTCTTGTACAGTAAAACTATCATAGTCGACAGTCTTTGCATTTGACTCTCGGGAATACTCTGCTGTTCCCGCAGTAGTCGTAAAAGACTGATTAACAACAGTAAACGGCCACTCAACTTCGGAGTTGATAATGTCTCGCTGTGACTTGTTGATAAAGTCTTTGACTGACGTTTGGATACCGCGTGTCGAAGAAACTGTGGTAATCTCCACCTCATTGATCTCTCGTAGCACAGCGTTGATAAGTTCTAGGAATGTCATCTATCGTACCTTGCGATATGCGCGGGTCTTCTTTGCTATCTTCTTCGGTTGCCTAGCAACCTGCTTGCCCTTCTTCGTAGCCTTGCGCTTTGCGCGAGTCGTAGCAGCGTACTCCTTCGCGGAGAGCGCCTTAATAGCTTTTTCCGGTAGATATCTTTCCCCGGTAGCTTTCGGACCTTGTGTGGACGGCTTGCCACTTTTAGTGCGCCACTTCTGTCT